AATAGTTGCACAAGTAAATCCTTTGTTTCCTTCTTTATCACAGTATGTTGCATAAGGACCTAGCAATATTTTCATGCCAATGTCATTTATTAAATGTTTTGTCCAATCAATAATATTTTGCTCGTATCTCGGAGGATTACTTACTTCTGCTCGTACTATTAAATGTTTATGTTTCATAAATTAAAGGTTATTTAGTGTTTATACCTTATTTGAAACAATTTGTCAACCAGAAAATTTAGTCAAAAAAATAGGCCCCGTAGGGCCTATTTTAAATAGTGTTAACTTCTTAGCTGAAGCTTACGTTAGCAATGCTAACACGAGCTAAGTAGTCTGCCGCGTTACCTAGTGACGAAGCTGTGTTGTTTAGTTCCACATATCCGTAACGTGTCATAAACGATACGACAGGCTCGAAAGATGATGGATCTAATACAACGCCACTTGACATTAGTGGGATATATGGGCAATAGAACGCTGCTGCGTCTGATTCGCTTGATCCCTTGTAACCTACAAGTACGTCTGTTGCGTCTGATGCATATGTGTTTACATATACTTTCATTGCGTTGTTCAATGTACCAACCATTTTAGTGTTAGTTGGTGCTTCGAACGAACCTTCAGTTGTTCTTGCGAACGCTGAAGTTGTTGCAGACTGAAGTAATGTTAATGCAAACGGACTCACAACTGCCCAGTTACCTGCGCCTCTACGTGTACGTTGTGCAATTTTGTTACTTGCGCGGTTGATCATAACAGCTAATGCTGCATGCTCGTCACCTACGAAAGTAGCTGTTCCTGATACACCAGCTTGGTCATACTGAACATCTGATTCAGCAGATCCTGCTAGAGCGTATAATGAACCAATTACTTCTTGGTCAATCTCAGCTGTAATTTCTTGAGCTAAAGCAGCCATAATTTCTGCTTCAATATCAATTCCATGCTGTGATTGTGCGTCTTGTGCAGACTCAAAAGTCCAACGAGCTGATAGCTTACGTGATTTAGCTTCAACTGTTTGCTTTAAGATCTGAATAGACATTTTTCTACCAGCTTCACCTTCTAGTGCTGCTGTAGATGCAGCTTTACCGTCTGTTCCGTCACCTGAGTATGCTTCAGCAATCTTGAACGGGCTTAGTGCCTCGTCGCCTGCTGTTACATCGTTTGCTGTACCAGTTGCATCGTTGGTTTCAGCATAACGTACTCTTAGTGTGTGGATTTGGCCCACAGGACCAGTCATAGGCTGTACACCAACAAGTTCATTTGCAATCACTGTTGGCATTACACGTCTGATAACGGGTAAAATAACTCTGTTAAGAGTTGCTACATTTCCGGCGGATGTTGCGCCTGCACCTGCAGTCTCTGACAAATACTTGCGTGTATTTTCTAGAGTAGCTGCCATTACAGATTTCTTTGTGCCTCCAAGGCCTTCAAGAAGTGCGCTCTTAGTATCCTGCCAGCGACTTTCTAATAGTTCTGACATAGTTTTCTCCTTAATTTAAACCAGCTAGACGTCTAATGTCAACGACATTATCATCTGCTTTTGAACTAACGTTAGTTTCTGTTTCACGGTTGCCTGTAATTTCTTTGCCTTCTGTAATAACTGCCTTCTGCTTCGCTGGAGATTTACCGTCAATTACTGCCGGTAGGTACTTGTCAAATGCAGATTGTAGTCTGTTTGTTTGTACTGATTCCAGTAAATCTGTCATGATTTCTTTTTGTGCTCTGTTTAGTGGGCTCAAAAGTCCATCAATTTTATCTTTGCGCTCAGCGACCTGTGCCATTCGCTTAACTTTGCTCGCATTAGATTCAGCTAATTTTTTTGCTTTTACAGCAAATGTTTTAGCTTCAGCTAGTTGTTTGTCTTTTACAGCTACAACATTCATTAGTTTTTTAACTTCTGAATTTTCATTTAAATGACTAGTTGCATACTCAGCTGCAAATGCTTCAAACATCTTGCGACCAAAATCGTTCTTACGTGCTTCTTCGATATCATCTTTTAATGCGCTGATTTCACCTTTTAAAGTGTTCTCAACAATACTAGATACCTTGTTAGCACCTTTCGC